TCCGTTTCCGTTCCATGTTCGAACCAAAAGAAGGTGATGACACCGAATATGTTCTGACTTTTACCTCTTCACTCATAGGGGGAACCCTGATTACCTCAGAAGAGGATGGGATTACCCAAACTGTCAAAGTGAAGCGCGGTGTTTCCGGAACGCTGAAAGAAGACAAGGCATCAAAACCGATTGTCAAGCTTTCCCCTTATCGAACTTTCAGGGAAATTGAACAGCCACAGAGCGAATTTCTTTTCCGAATTCGCCTTGATCAGAATAATAACCCTCAAGTTGCTCTTTTTGAAGCTGACGGCGGGAAATGGATCCACGACGCCATGGTCAGGATTGCCGCCTTTATTTCTGCCCGACTTCCCGAATTAAGGATAATTGCATGAAAAAGCTTGTGCAGGTTTTGATTAACATAGGTATAGCGCTGGGATTTTTAGTTCTTTTGTTTGCTCTTGCTGCAGCTTCTTCCGGGGCAGGGGCAACATTATGAGAGGACCAGAAAGCGTTCCGGCAAGCTGCAAACAGTGCATACACCGAAATAACTGCAAAACCTGCACATCAGCGGCGTTATATAAACCAGGAAAGAACAAATGACGACCCGAGAGCTAATTGTCAGAGCATTAAACAAAGTTGAGGATTTCAGGACTGTACATCCAGACGAACCCCTTTCGCCTGAAATCCTCTTATTGGAACTGATGGCAACTTCGCTTGAGTCGCACCTGCTCATAAACATGAGGTGTGAAAGCGCGATTCACGACCAAATCAAGCTATTAGAAGGCCTCAAGGTCTTCTAAACCCAAAAGAGTCCTTCCGGGTGCCATCCACCAGCCGGAAAGGCTTTCGAGCCTTCAAAGGCCCGTCAATGCGAGTGGATGCGCGGAGACGGGTCTTTTTTTACCAGGAGAACAGCATGGATTTATTGAAACTGAAAGAACATTTTACAGCTAAAGATATCAAGTGGAGGCTACAGGCCTGCGGAAAGAAGGACAAGGGTTTCTGGGCGCTGGCGATCCCGTATATCACCAACAGAACTGTCATGCAGCGCCTTGACGATGTTTGCGGACCAGAGAACTGGAAGAATGAATACATGAAAGCCCCGGAGGGCGGCGTTATGTGCGGTATATCCATCCGGATCAATAACGAATGGGTAACGAAGTGGGACGTCGCCGCCAATACCGAAGTTATGGAAGGCGGAAGCCTGAACGAGAATACAAACATCAAGGGCGGATTTTCTGCCGCCATGAAAAGGGCCGGCGTTCCCTGGGGAATCGGAAGATATCTTTATGACCTGAACGCCGAATTCGCCACAGTATGTCAGGACGGACTTTTCCGGGGCAAGACCAAAGACGGGGGGGAATTCCGCTGGAATCCGCCTGCGCTTCCACAAAACACAGTAAACACAGCTAAGAAAGAAGCATCAGACCTTGAGAAGGCAAAGAAGGCCGTTGCAGAACACATGAAGAGAACCCCGCCTGTTTTCAATGAAGAATGGCTGAAATGGGCAGGAGAAGCCATAGCAAAAGGCAATTTGAAGTCTTTGAATCAGTGTATTGAAACCGCAGAGCTGGTGCTTAAGAAACGGGAGGAAAAACATGACTAAATTCACTCCGGGTCCCTGGATTATAGGAAACGAAATAGGTAACGAGAAAGACGGTCATCTTTGGGCAATAGACGCACCGAAAGGAAACACGCACTTAAATAAAGTGGACATACCCTGGGAAATGCTCGCCGTTGTTTCCGGAAGCGAGCATTTTCAGGCTGACGATGCAACAGGCAAAGCAAATGCAAAGCTGATTGCTTCTGCTCCTGATCTATACAAGACACTTCAAAACATAAAAGCAACGGCAGAGATTTTGACCGGTCCGGACGCCACTCGCGCCATTATCAGAATGGCAGGCGAAGCCCTTAAAAAAGCAGAGTTGAGCAATTGAAGCCGGCACCGAAAAGACCAAAAAGGCCCTTGGTTGATAACTTTTGGGCGTATATAGACGGACTCGGGGTTCTTTCTGACGAGGAACTTTTCGAGGATATCGACGAGACGATGGAACGGAGAGAGGGGGAAGGAAAGTAATGCCTGCAGAAACCAGAACTGCCGCTATGACGGTTAACGTTGATGGACTTCGCCGGAACTTGATGAATGCTTACAACAAATCAGTCAGAGGTTACCGTGACATCAAAGAACTTCGAAATATTGATGATCTCTACGACCTGAAAGAAGGCCTTGATGAATTACGGCAAATGATCGGTGGATTGATGTGTGTCTATTCACCTGATCCTGTCGATCTGATGACAGACATGGCCGACGAAGCAAACAAGCTTCTTTGGGCTGATCCAGAGGATGGAAGATGAATCATACAGCAGAACCGTGGAGTGTAAGAACCGCTCCTGATAGCGAAGATTGTTTTATTACAGCAGCAAAGGAAGGCCGAATGGCCTACGCACCTGAAATAATGGGCGATGATTATACAGGCTATGGAGACGCAGCACGAAAAAAAGCAGACGCCCGCCGGATCGTCGCCTGCGTGAACGCTTGTGCAGGCATTCCGACGGAAACTTTGGAATCTTCTCCCATTGAACTGGAAAGATGGAAAGCCGTATACACCGATAATGTAAAACTTTTTGCTCAGCGGGAAGAACTTATCGAAGTGTTGAAAGAAGTAGTAAACGGAAACGATCTGGCTCATGAACGAGGCCTGTCACTATATTCCTGGCCAACGTCAGATTTGAGAAGACACGCTCGCGAAGCAATCTCAAAAGCGGAGGCGAAGTAATGGCAGACGTCAATCATGTAATCCTTATCGGCCGGCTCACCAGGGACGCCGAACTGAAATACACTTCCGGGGGCATGGCAGTCTGCAAGTTCGCAATTGCCGTGAACCGGAAGAAGAAACAGGGTGAAAACTGGGTAGAGGAAGCAAGCTTTTTCGATATCGTCCTTTGGGGCCGAACTGCGGAAACCCTGAATCAATACCTGGTAAAAGGGAAGCAGGTTGCCATTGAAGGCGAATTGCACCAGAACCGCTGGGAACAGGACGGACAGAGTCGGTCAAAGATCGAGATTATGGCTTCCAATGTTCAGCTGCTCGGCGGCGGACAGAATACCAATGGGCAGAACGGCGGACAATCCAACGGCAACCAGGGTGCAGAATCGGGCCGTGGAGCGACGCAAAAGGGAGCGAAAGAGAATCCATATCAAAAGCGGTCAGAAAAGCCAAAATCCGGGGCGGCAGAACAGAGCCAAGGGCAAGGCGACGGGTATGTAGATGACGATATACCGCCGGATTTCCCGGATGATATCCCTTTTTAGGTCAGGAACGATAAAAGATGGAATTTACATGCCCGTTTCAGGCAAAAGAATTACCCGGAAGCAACTGCTTCACTATCAAGCTGCTTGATTCAGGTGACAAGGTTTTATTTGACAAACTGATCGGTAAGGGCAAGGACGGGATCAAGACGGTATACACCGGGACTTTTGTACTTGAAGAGCACACCCGGTCATACGATCAGCTGAAAACGGTCTGGAAGTTAATAGCGATCATCTTTGAGAGCATTGAGGGACGAAAGGGAACCGCGAGCGAACAGTATTCACTTTATCTGGAACTGCTGAGCGAATACGCGTCAAAAGTTCCCTGCAAGCTTAACGGAACCCTGCGCCCGGTTCACGTATCGAAGAGCGACCCGGCCTGTACAGTAACGAGCGCGGCATATTTTATCGAAGGGCTGATGATACACCTGTCCCAATTCTGCGATCTGGAAATGGGTCCACAGACAGAAGTCCGGGGCCTGCTTACAGAATGGCTTGCCTGGCGGGGCGGACTGGAAGAAGATCCGCTTGACGAGGACATGAGCGAGGAAATGTGGAGGATCCGGCACCCGATGAGCGAAGCTTCGGGGAAAGGCGGGCCGATACAGTTATCGCACATTGTATCCAGGGGAGCCGACAAGGCGGATATCGAAGCGGCATGGAACTGGCTGGCACTTACCCCGAGTGAACACGCACTACAGCATGCCTGCGGTTGGGAAGCCTTTTTGGCAAAGTTTCCGCATCTCCGGGGCAGGGTTGAGCGGGCAAGGGTTAAGGCTGGAAAACTGGAATTAGAGGGGGGAGAATGAAAGAGTCGTTTCTCATGTACGCCGAGTATGAAGAGTATTTCAACGAGCTGGACGATGCAGAAGCCGGGAAGCTTATGCGGGCGGTTTTTGCATACGAGAGAAGAAGCGAAATAGTAGAGCTTACAGGAATGAGCAAAGCCTTTTTCCTTGTAATAAAAAATTCACTGGATCGAAACAGGAATAAGTATTCAGTAATTTGTGAAAAACGTTCACAAGCAGGAAAGAAAGGCGGACGACCAGCAGCGCAGGAAGAGAATACAGAAAAGCAAACCGAAGCAAAAGAAGCAAATGCTTTTACAGAAAAGCAAACCGAAGCAAATAAAGCTGATAATGATAATGATAATGATAATGATAATGATAATGATAATGATAATGATAATGATAATGATAATGATAATGATAATGATAATGATAATGAACCTGCGGCGCCTCTCTTTTTGGTTTCAAAGTCCGGAGTAAAATCTACAGACGGAAATACAAGAATCGAGAAAGCACGAAATCTGTGGAATACTTCCGGGGCAAAACCTACCGAAAGATATACACCGCTGCAATTCAAACCGGATGACCTTCGGGATTGTCTGGCGACGATGCAATGTTTCACTGATGCAGAAATTGAGGATGCGCTGAAAAATTATATTTCCATGCTCAAAAGCCTGGACTACGAAATTGCTTACCCTTTCAAAAGTTTCGTTGGTTTTCTCCGGGGCGGAGTTGCTAAGTTCATAACGGCGGCGGATCCGTGGACCGCGTATCGAAAAAAGGAAGCAGCGACAGCAGGAGCCGGGAATCCGGGCGTTTACAGGTATAAGGCAGAGGAGGGTTAAAAATGCAAACATCAGTGGAGTTTATGATAGCTCTCGATGAGTATTACGGCGGATTCCAAAATAAAGCCGTTGCAGGGGACTTTGAAAATGAGTTGCGATACATTTTGCCAAAAGACCTGACCGCACTTTTGAAGCAAATAAAAAGCAGTCTACCTGCTGCCTATAAACCTGATTTGAAAGTCCTTGCCGAAGCTATCAAAGCGGCAAAGATAACACCAACCGATGAACCGAACCAAGAACGGGTTTGCCCAAGCTGCGGGAAACGTTGGTATACCTCGGGAATTTGCCCCTGGTGTTGTTTCGATCCTTCGGGCGAAGATTCGCCGGCCGTATGGCGACAGTTTGTCGCGGATCATAAAGCCGGCAAGGTCCCGCACTATGACGTTGCCGGGATGCTGACAACTTTGTGCGCGAGTAAACACATTGAAGCAGTCTCATGAAAAGCGAGATTGAGTTAATTGCAATCAACTATCGTGATGGATGCGATGGAAAAACCTGCCAGTCTTGTGTTTATGTCACATCGAAACTGGCGACTGGCTATCATTGCGGATATCACGACCTTCCGACCAGAAGCGGGAAATGGTGCAGCCTGGGGTTGCTGCCGTTAAAGCAGGAATGTTACATACCGTTATCGCAAAAAGAATTGTTTTAGGGAGGACTTACAGATATGAAAAAAATCTATATAGCCGGGGCAATTACAAACAATCCCGGCTATGAAGCGCAGTTCCTGGCCAGAATGAGGATACTCAAAAGAGAAGGCCACGCCGTCATGAATCCCGCATTACTTTGCAGAGGGTTCGAATACGAGGAATACATGAAAGTGTGTTTTTCCATGTTGGACGTATGCGATTCAGTTTATTTCTTAAAAGGCTGGGAGACTTCGGACGGAGCCAAAAGAGAACATCAAAGGGCGCTCATGACCGGGAAAGAAATCTTTTACGAAGTGGATGAACTCAAGAAGGCAAGAAATGGCAAAACTCATTTGTGATCATTATGCAATTCATGCCGCTTGTTGGTTTTGTTCTCATGGAGCAGAAAATCATGAGAAACCTTTTCCGCCCTGGAAAGAACCAAACAAACTTTGTTCAGATGTTCATTCCTGTGAGGTTTGCGCATCCGGCGTCAAATGTATTGAGTATAAAGAATGAGCGAAACAAAACCGGAAACAATAAACGAAGCGATCCAAGATTTATACTTTGCCGACAAATATAAAAAAAAGCTGGACTACGGTTATATTGCCAGCATAATTGACCAGGATACAGGAGAAGTATCCTGCCGGGTAGAAGATATGCTGGAAAAATTAGAATCTGTATTGTGAAAGTTAAAAAAGTATGATACATTCCCTTTGATCGGAAAAGGAAAGTGTGTCGGTTGCCTCCACATACAGAACTTAGAAGATTACCCTTCCAATCGCTCAAAGTCATTTTAATAACTCGACAATTTAGGCCATGCGCAATACATGAGCTTAGAGTTATAAGGTGACCATCAATGAGTGAAAAATCCGAGAAGAAAGCCCGAGAAGATAAAGAAGCATTAATCGCTCATTACAACCGCCTGAAAGCAAAAATCCTTTCCGATTTTCTGGAAAGCCGAAACCCCTTAATAATCATAACAGCCCTCAAAATGTTCAAGGAACACCCGCTTAAAGTTCGTATTGGAACCGCATGGAGAATTCTTTGGAAAAGGTGAAAGCCAAGCCGAAGGCGTCCACAGTAAAAAAAACCACACCAAAAGAACCTGAGGAGAAAAAGCCCGCGGTAAAGAAGACGGAAACAAAAGCCCATCAGCAGATGCTTCAATTCGCCGCCGAATACACTTACGACTGGAACGGAAAGCAGGCAGCAATCAGGGCAGGCTATTCGGAAAGAACTGCCGAGAGTCAAGCATCAAGACTGTTGAGAAATGTTAAGGTTATCGAAGAAATTGAAAGATTGTGCGAGCCGATCGAGAAGAAGAGAAAACAGCGACAACAGCGGGTAATGCAGAGCCTTGAGGAGATTGCCTTTGATGATACCGAGGTCGATGAAACGACAGACAAGGAAGGAAATGTAGTCAGCGTGTCACGAAAAGACCGGTTAAGGGCGCTCGAACTGGTCGGCAAAGCGGCAGGACTGTTCAAGGAGTCGGAAGAAGCGCCAGTGGCGGCAGGGTTTATTCTCATGCCGGTCAAGATGAATCCGGACGAGTGGGCAAAGCTCAATTCAGGTGAAAAGTGAAGATTAAGTGGAGCCCTCAGCCAAAACAGTTTTCCGCGCTCACTTGCCCGGCGGAAGAGTTGCTTTTCGGAGGCGCAGCAGGCGGCGGGAAGTCAGACTTTTTATTGGGAGATGCACTGCAGGGAGCACAGAGCTACGGGAAAGACTTTCACGGAGTCCTTTTTCGAAGATCATTCCCGGAACTTGAGCAGCTCTTAACCAGATCATACGACATTTTTACCGGACTGGCGAAATTCCACACACAGGCAAAGACCTGGAAGTTTAATAACGGAGCTACGCTGAAATTAAGGTATATCGAGGCGGACAAAGACGTTTATCTGTACCAGGGGCATGAGTTCAGCTGGATCGGTTGGGACGAATTGGGATTGTATCCGACAGATGTTGCGTATCGGTACCTTATGAGTCGCCTTCGCTCCGCTGCCGGAGTTCCTTGCATGGTCCGCGCGACCGCAAACCCTGGAGGTGTAGGAAACGCCTGGATAAAGAACAGGTTCATTGACGGTTTTCAGCCGAATACAATGCACACCGATGAAGAAACCGGAAACAGAATAGTTTTCATTCCTTCAAAGCTGGAAGACAACCAGATTCTATGCAAGAACGACCCGGCTTACAGTAGGCGACTGGACGCGCTGCCGGAAGCACAGAGGAGAGCGTTGAAATTCGGCGACTGGGACGTGTTCACCGGTCAGATATTCAGCGAGTACCGCAGGGAGCGGCACTTGATTGCACCGTTTACGCTGGGTCCCGAGTGGACGAAGTTTTGTGCGATGGACTGGGGTTATGCGAAACCGTACGCGATTGTCTGGCTTGCAGTGAACAAAGACGGCCGCGTGGTGATGTACCGCGAAATGTACGGCTGCACACCGGAGCCAAACACAGGACTACGGCAGGATCCGGGCGTAGTGGCGAAGATGGCCTGGGACAATTCAATGGGCGAAGGAGTCTCGACGATGATCGGGGACCCTGCCTGCTGGTCAACAGTAGACGGATCGGCGACCATTGCGCAGAAGTTTGAATCAGTTGGCTGGACGATGATCAAGGCGGACAATTCCAGGGTTAACGGCTTGATGAAGATGCACGAACTTATGCAGACAAACGCAGAGGACAAGCGGCCCATGTTACTGGTATTCAACACCTGCAATGCGTTTATCCGGACGGTACCGGCGCTTGTGTCAGACCCGAAGAAGCCCGAGGACGTAGACACAACCATGGAAGATCATCTTTACGACGCGCTCAGGTATGGAGTGATGTCAGCGCTGGCGATAAATCCGCGCCTGGTAAAGAAGCCGAAGAATCCATTTTACATACCGCCAAGACAGGATTACGACCCGCTTAATTACGGGTTGGGCGGTTGAAATGTTTATTATACCAAAAACCCTTTGTTTGGGTGGACAGAAAATAAGCATAAAAGAAAGCGGTTTAATTGGGAATGATACATCTTGTGATGGAATGGCAATATATCAAGATCAACTGATTGAAATATCAAAGAATATAAAAGGCGACTACAAAGAGTTTGTTTTTTTTCATGAACTTACGCATCATATTTTGAATCAAATGGGGGAAGTAAAACTTCGTAGTGATGAGAAATTTGTAAATCAGTTTGCAGCTTTTTTGCATCAAGCAATTAAAACGATGAAATAAAAGGGAAGCAAAGAAGATTCGAGCTTATGATCCCGCCGTTAAGTCGGACAGATTATAAGCGAGCTGTTTCGATTGGCAGATGCTTCCAGTGGCTACTACGAAAGCCAGACCCGAGCCATTCCGCGCAAAATCCGGTAGAGCTGTGAGGGAATCCGACAGGAACAGTCGGGCGTAAATCTTAATAAAAGGAGGTAAGCCATGAAAACCAATTTCTATGTTTTTCTGGGAATCGTGTTTTTCTACATTGCGCAGGCAATCAAAGTGATACATGCATTTATTGTGACGCCGCTGAGCTTCAAGCCCGTCGTTTCCCTGATTGAAAGAATAGAGTCTCAGGTTGCAAATGTTAAAAGCATTTACGACAAGAAACCCTGTTCGATGACTGGCGGTACCGCTTAGGTACAGGAAGCGAGGCCGCAAGGTGAAGGCGGCGAAGGAAAGCACAGGGAACTACGAACCTACCTGTCACCGGGTCAACGCCGGGCGCTTCCAGAGACACAAGGGAGGACTATATGGACATAGCAGGAGTAAGAAAAAAGAAGAACCCGAATCTTCCGGCACCGGATAACACGGCCAGAAACGCGCTTATCAGCCAGAATGTTGATGAGACGTTTTTCAAGAAAAGTGAACCGGAAAAACCGGTCAGCGGAGGCGGATCATACAGCGAAAATACAGAGAAGATTCGCGAGAAAACGGCCCCAAAAGTCGAAGCAGAGATGGAACTGCGGAAGCTTATGGGAATCCCCGAAGGGAACACAGCAATGTTGGACAAGAAAACTGTAAAGAACTTTCTTAAGAAAGCAGGAGTGGATACCGGCGGCGTGAATCTCGACAATCCTGCCGAGGTTTTGTCTGCGTACCAGAGAACAAAGGGTAATTCTCCGAAGGATCCGAGAGAAGCTCCGAAGGTAACAAAAGAAGTATGAGTGGCACGGCGGGGGCGGCCCCAAACACCGATAAGCAGAAAGAACTGGTAAAGGATCTTCTGCAGCAATTGGAGAACATGAAGCAAAAGCGGGCCAGATATGAGCCGTCCTGGAAAGAAATAACGGAGTTTATTCTGCCAAGACGGTCGATATGGGAAATCGAAGACGATGGAGCCCCGCCGAAACCGAAGCTTTACAACAGTTATGCGATTTATGCACTTCAACTTCTTTCCCGAGGGTTTGAAGGATACATGGTTTCCAGGACAAAACCGTGGTTCGCGTTGCGCGTAGAAGAAAAGCTTATGTCAATTACAGGCGTGGCAGACTGGCTTGAACAGCTGCAGCAGTCGATTAATGCCGCGTTGGCAGGTTCAAACTTCTATGAATCACTCAGCGAATTGATTCCGGACGGCGGATCCATAGGAACGGCAACGCTTTATTCGGAAGAGGACGTCGGGAAAGGAAAGATTTACTTTACCGCGAGACACCCAAAGGAAATCTATGTTGAGGAAAACAACTTTGGAGTTGTAGACACAACCTTCCGCCTGTTCCGCATTACCTACAGGCAGGCGGTTCAATGTTTCGGGGATGCAGTTCATTCCACAGTAAAAGAAGACGCGAAGAAATATCCGTACAAGTACCTGATGTTGATGCACGCAGTAGAGCCTCGGGGAGAAAGGGACTATAAAAGCCCGCTTTCCAAAGATATGCCCTGGGCGTCGTATTATGTGGACCTTAAAAACCAGCATTTGATCAGCGAAAAGGGATACAACGAAGATCCTTACAATACCTGGCGCTGGGTAAAGAATTCCGACGAAGTTTATGGGCGCGGTCCAGGAATGGATGCAATTGTGGACGTGAAGATATTGAACCAGGTTGCGCGAACGCGGCTGAATCTTGCACAGCTTACAAGCGATCCGCCCTGGGAAGTACCGGCAGGCATGAAAGGCGAGGAAAGAATTTTACCGCACGGTATGAATTATGTTGA